TCAATTGCGCTCCTTTTAAGCCAAGTTGACCAACATTGAATCCTGCTTGAGAACCAATCTGTCCCAAGTTGATGCCCATGTTGTAGGGCTGTTGTCCCAAGGTCTCCAAGTTCTGAGCTTGTCCCATTGCAGTCGTATAAGGTGCATAAGCGGCTTGCTGACCACCATAGTATTGACCCATAGCTTGTGAGCCTTGACCAAGCAATCCCGCACCAAACAACACATCCCTCTGACCCGCTTGCTGTGCGTTAGCCGCTAGCACTGCCTCTTGTTGTGCTCTAGCGTTGTACAGGGCTTGCAACTCAGGAGTAGTAGCACCCATAGTGCCACCTTGAGCCACAGATAGACCGCCACGACCTTGTTGTTGGAGTCTGTTTTGCAGATTAGCCAACTCTTGTTCTCTGCCTGGTTGCAACAAAGCCATCTGTTGATTTAGATAGTTCTGTGCAACATCTTGCGGAGATTGAGCCAAGTACTGATTACCCAATCCAAATAGACGTTGTGCGCCTGTTTGAAGAGGTGCAAACTGTCCTTGTGCTTGTTCTGCTTGTGTCAAACCTTGATTAGACAAAGCCATGAAACGATCTTGTTGGGCTTTAACATCAGGTGTTAAGTTGTAACCTGCACTTGACAACCTACCAGTAGCAGGATCAAAACCAAACTGAGAAGTTCCAAACCTTGTGGTCATGCCAATAGGTCTAAACTGAGCCGCATCTTTTGCCGCTTTTGTTTCAGCATCAATCATTGCTTGCGCACGTTGAGCCGCTTCTCTTGAAGTTTGCATCTGCAACAGATTACCAGTAGTACCAAGACCACCAGAGATCAAATTAGCAGTAGATGAACCCAATCCTCCCAACAAACTTGAAAGTCCTGCTGTTCCTGCCGCATTGAGCAAAGGATTAGATGTGGGTGCAGGTGTAGTTGCGGGGGTAGTTGCGGGGGTAGTTGGTCTTGTTGCGGGTGCTTGTGCCGTTACTTGAGGTGCTGTTAAAGTTGTACTTGGTTGAATTAAAGGAATAGTTGCCGCAGTCACATCAGTAATGCTAGATGGTCTTTGAGCAATAATAGTCTGTGTAGGAACAGAAGGAGTAGCCAAAGCGGGTACTACTGCCGCAGCAATAGCAGCCATATCTTTTGTAGTTACAGGTCTGTCGCTAGTGATAATTTTCTCTGCAATATTACTGGTAATGTTTGGCGAAACAGAAGCAACTGCTGATACCAAATCAGAAACCTTTAAGTTCTGACCACTTGTAACTATAACTTCTGCTTGAGTCTTTGCTTGTTGAGTAGTTATGTTTGGTACTGTAGCAAGAACAGCATTGGCAATTTCTTGTGTAGAGGCTAATCTGTCTCCAGTAACTTGAACATTAGCTAAGTTAGAACTAACAGCAGGTGCAGCCGAACTAACCGCAGGTGCAACTGCACTAACAGTAGGTGTAACTGTTGATACCAAGGCACTAACTACTGGCTGTATGGCATTTGAGTTTGAACTTGTAATAATCTGTTCAGCAACAGTAGGGGTGATGTTTGGAGAAACAGCAGCTACAGCACTAACTAAGTCACTGGTTTTTAAGTTTTGACCACTTGTAATTAAAACTTGGGCTTGAGCTTGGGCCTGTGGAATAGTCGTATTTGGGACTGTTGCAAGAATTGCATTTGTAATTTCTTTCGCAGAAGCTGGTTTGTCTGCTGTAACATTAACACTTGGCAAGTTAGCTGGTGTGGTTACATTGGAAGCAAGTTGACTAGCAACTAAGTTTAATGTCGCTTGATCCACCATTTGAGGTTGAGCAGCACCAGTAACATTCACAGTTTGTGTTGCAGGTGTAGTTGCTACAGAAGGTGTAGTTGTTGGTGCAACCAAACCGCCCAATAAGCCACCCGTACTAACCGAAGGAATATTAGCCGCACCAGTAACATTTACAGCACCTGGTGTTGGTAATGGTGCGACAGGAGTGCCTGTTAAAGAAGTTATTGCTCTTTCAACAACTATGTCGTTATAACCACCAGCCGCCAAAGTATCTTTAATTTGATTGGTTGATAAACCTTGGTTTGCTAACTGTTTAGCATCTTGAACAGCAAACTGACGTTCTGTCAGTCCTACATCAGCAGTTGAACCTGTAGCAAGATAGTTGTCCAATGCAGATGCGCCATAAGAAGCAGCGCCACCAAGCAAAGCACCTTTAAGAATATCTTGCCCTGTGCCACCTGCTATTGCAGTTGTACCGCCACCAATAGTAGCACCTGTAAGACCCGCCAACGTAGAGCCAGTAGTTCCTGTTAACCCTCCGAGAAGACCTGTAAGACCAGGCAAACCAACAGTAGATGCCGCCAATCCAATAACAGGAGCAGCAGCCGCCAACAAGCCTTTATAACCGCCACCAGGAAATGTTCCTGACGAAACTACTTCGCCAGTTTTAATATTGTATCTTTCCCAATTAGCAGAATTGTTTGGGTCTAATCGAGTCTCATATATAACTTCAGGCAAAGCAGCAATCTGCTCGTCAATGTTATCGCCCTCAATCACATTACCACGACCAGCAGGAGTTACATTAAGAGATGCTTTTGAAGCAGGAATTGTTCTAACCAATGCTTGAGCAACTTCAGGAATAGCCGCAGCCTGAGTAATAACAGCAGGAGTTGTAGCTACAGTGTTTGTTTGATAGGCTTGCGTAATTGCTTGAGGACTACTAGAGGGAACTTCATTCTTAAACTGTGATAAAGCATCAATAACAGATTGGTTATAGATTGCCGTACCTTCAGCATTGGTATGTAAAGCGTCTACCAACAATGCTTTGTTTTGCAGAATCTCACCTTGAGTACCAACTAGAGCAACATTAGAGTTAGCCTTGGCAACATCAGTATAAATCTTGTCAACTTCAGGACTAAAGTTGTTAGTAATTACATCTTCAACAGACTTGGCATAAGGTGAGCCAGTAAGAACAACATTGACACCTTGCTCACCAAGAGTCTTAACGATCTGGTTTAAGTTATCCTTAACAACTGCTTTATCTACGCCAGTAATGAAGTCAACACCACCTGCTTGCAAGTAAACAGTAGCGTTAGGATCAAACTGACCACCACCCGCTAAAAATGTATTTAGTTGGTTTAAAGTATCAGCAGTAGTAGAACCAGCAACAGAGTAATTAGCTGTTTGTTGACCAGTAACTTCAGTCAGTTGATTCTGCAATGCTGTGTTAGAACTGTTCCAACTAGCACCCGCTAAGATATTGCCACTTAGCAAGCCACCAGAAGCACCACCTGTAGCATTGGCTACGTCTTCACCAGAAATGCCATACTGACGCATAGCCGCTTGAGTAGCAGCAGCATCTGGGCTTGCGGCAAGAAAATCACGAATGGTTGCGTACAGGTCTTCCGCAGAACCACCTGTGTTCATTCGATAACGCATTGCATCAGATATAGCCATGATTTTTCCTTATTGTGGCTCAACAGGCCATGTAATAGTCCAAGGGAATCCACTCTGTGCAGTTACATCACGCAATGCTTGGCGATATGTAGCCCATACTGCTTTGTCAACAGGTGCATCAGCTACTTGTGTCCAATCTGATGACCTCAATTTTTCGTTTCTTATTAAACGTACAAATTCTTTTTTTGCATCAAGAAGGTCTGCGTCACGCTTAACAATATAAGCAGCTTTTTCTTCAGCACTGAATTTTTCTACAATTTTCCACGCTTGAGTTGCCACAATACCATTCAGCACTGGTGTAATCTCTCTGGCTTCTTGGAATTCTGCGTCGTAAGTTGCCGGGTCGGAGTAAGTGAACCGCGCAAAGCCGAACTGCGCAATAGTTTGGTCACTTAATGGGAAGGCAAACGAAGTGTTTGGGTGTTCTGTCTGAATAAAGTGCTCACCCAAAGGCCACTGAGTCACCACACCATTTTCAATTTTTGCAAGCATGTTGTTTTCTCCTTATGGTGTGCCAACGTCAGTGGATGGGAATGTGCGAGTTGTGCCGGGCCAGACGATACGGACTGCGCCAGCAGTGCCGGGTTGTTGGTCGCCCAATGCAGTGCTTCCGCCGCCACCAGCGCCAAACATACCACCTCGACCAGAACGGCCAATGGAAGTGGTTGTAAACCAATCTGAATTACTATAACCAACTTGACCAGACGATCCAGCACCCCCTCCAGTACTTACGCCAGAGCCTGATGTCCAAGTGCCTGCTGCACCGCTGCCGCCTTGACCACGAACGCCAACACCGCCGCCGCCCCCAGAAAGCGAATCGCCGCCACCACCGCCACCACCGCCTCCACCTGCTCCAGACGTACCGCTTGCATTCTGATCGCCACCTCTGCCCCCTGCGCCTGAATAGCCACCAGCACCGCCACCCCCGCCGCTGCCCGCCGCTGAACTCCCGTTCCCGCCTTGGCCTCCACTGCCGCCAGTCCCAGCGACCACAACACCAGCGGTTGAACGCCCGGTATTAAGTCCGCCGCCACCTCCACCCCCTGCGACGGTAGATGTGTTGTTGAAGTAAGAGGTAACACCCGCTGCTCCATCATTGTTACCGTTTGCCTTACCACCAGCGCCAACCACAACTGTATAAGACGTGCCGGGTGTCACCGAAATGTTGTTTGCGTAAGCCAAAGCCCCGCCAGCGCCTCCGCCAGAGTACGCACCACCGCCCCCACCGCCAACGCAAACCGCGCTGACAGAAGTCACACCCGCCGGGCAAACCCACGAGTAGGTTCCGGGAATATCGTAAGTTGATTCTGCTCTTGGCACTTCAGTTTCTCCTGTTGTATTTGATGAAAACATTATTTACCTCAAACTGTATAGTTTTGACCAGCATTGCTACCGAGCCAGTTAGAACCATCAATAGCCGTAAAAACAAATTTATCAGCCTTAGATGCCGTAGCTGTCAACGTTGGTGCGGTTGCTCCGGGCCAGTCAACAGACGCAGGCCATGTGACTGTGCGACCACCTGTGCCATCTTGCTTTTGAATCAAAATAAAACTTTTACCCGCTACTGGTGTTGGAAATGTGTATGTGCAATTACCTGTCAGCGTCAAGATTTGCACAGAGCCACCAGCAAGGTCAATCGTGTAAGCCGTACTGGTATTGGCTGTTGCCACTTCCTCTGTATAGCCGTTGGTAAACGTGCCAGCTTCAATGGTTTTGTTAGTTAGAGTATCAGTTGTTGCTCTGCCAACTAATGTGTCTGTGCTTGTTGGTAGCGTCAATGTGCCAGTATTGCTAATACTTGAGATTATTGGCGTTGTCAGGGTCTTGTTTGTCAGGGTTTCTGTACCTGTCAACGTAGCAAAGCCACCTGCTGTAAATGCGGCCTGAGTCCATGCCGATCCTGTCCACACATATAAAGTGTTTACTGAATCGTTCCAGTACAAAGCACCTGTTAGCAGAGCATTGCCATCATTATCAACAGTAGGGGCAGAAGACTTAGAGCCTAAATATCTGTCATCAAAAGAGTCATAACTTGCTGCAGCAGATGTTGCTGAAGAAGCTGCATTTGTTTCGCTTGTAGAAGCGTTAGAAGCACTTGTAGAGGCATTTGAAGCAGATGTTGCTGCATTAGAAGCAGAAGTGGCTGCAGCAGTAGTCGAACCAAAAATTGAATCTATTTCAGTTTTGGTATAAGCATTTGTGATGTTATAGCCACCAATAGTCGTAGGATTCGTTCCTGCCGTAGCACGACCATAAGCATCAAAAGTTACAGATTGGTAAGTGCCTGCTGAGACTCCAGAAGTCGCCAAATCAATGTTGTCGCCATTGACAACAATACGGCTAGACGATGCAGTTCCTACATTAAGAGTATTACCTGTCTTTGTAAGACCATCACCTGCGGTAATCTGACCTGCACCTGAGAATTGCGCCCAAGTAATTGATGTGCTTCCCAATGTCCCGCCTGCATCAATTGTGCAGATAAATCCAGAGTCAGCGTTAGTTGTGCCTTTTTCAACAAAGGTAAAAGCCGCTACCAACTCAGCATAAGTGTCTGCATCGGTTGTGCGAGTCCAGGAACCTGTTGCACACAAGTAAATACCATTATTTGAAGCAGTAGATTGGTCTTTAACCAAGACCCGATCACCCGCAACAATTGAAATGCCATCAATGGTTTGTGCGCCAGACAAAGTGATGTTTGCAGTAGTAGCCGCAACAACAGAGGCTTTGGCATCAATACCTTGAGCTAGTGCATCTACATAACCCTTAGTAGCCGCATCAGAATCGTTTGTGGGGCTTGCTAGACCAGTAATGGTTGCCGATGTACCACTATCCATGTCCAATGCGCCAGAGATGGTCACATTGTTGAATGTAGATGTACCAGAAGCCGCAGTTACGTTACCAGTGACATTGCCTGTGATGTTTCCAGTAACGTTACCCGTGACATTTCCTGTCAAATTACCCGTTACATTACCTGTAACTGCACCTGTTAATGGGCCACTAAAACCAGTATTTGCCGTGATGTTTGTGCCAGTAATGGCAAGTGGAGAAGAACCACCGATTACAGCACCATTGATAGTTCCTGCACTAATGGCAGCAGAAGCAATCGTAGCGGCTGTGCTAACAGTAAGGTTAGTAAATGTTCCTGCTGCGGCAGTTGTTCCACCAATCACCGCATTATTTATTGTACCCCCTGTAATTGTCGCAGAGGAGTTATCTGTCTTTGTAGCTACAGCAATTGCAATATTATTGAACTCTGTATCAATCTCAGTACCTTTTACAATCTTTAAAGGATTGCCAGGCGAAAGATTATCTTTGGTTGCAAAGTTAGTGGATTTTGAATAATTAGACATGGTTTATCCTATCTTGCCTTCTTTGGCTTGAAGTTCAATTTTCTGAATTGACAACTGAGTGCCATTGATAGTGGCTTCGTAACCAGTTTGCACAATTTTACCTGCACTTGAAGCATTGCTTGTTAATGCTTTAATTGGAATACCACTTGTGAAATCTGCAATTGCATACTCACCAACTCCGTACTCATAACTTCCTTGAGTTGGGATAAAGACGTTCTCTGACTGATAAGCACCTGAGTAATCAAAGCCCCATTTAATTGTTAGGAACTGGTTAGAACCACCGATCACAATTGCCGTAATAGACTTCAGAATAGAAATCTGATTAGGGTTTCCTAAGTCAGCATTGTTTGTGTAGTACAAGAATCGATAAGTTAATGTGTCATCAAGATAACCATCATACTTACCAATGTAACCATTCTTGCCAATGTACAAGTCGCCATTACGCAATGATCTTAGGCAAGTAGGTGAAATATTGTCCCATTTAGTTACACGGGAAGCACCATCTTGCAAAGATTGTTTAGTATCAAAACAGTAGAGTTGCAAATTAGTTGGAAGAACAAGCAGATAAAAAGCATTCTTTTCTGAATAAACAGACTTGATATTTGCTAGATTTTCTCCTGATAAAGAAGATTCCAAATCAAATCGAACATTCTTAGAAAGGTCTCGCAATGGAGCAGACTTCTCTTGAATAGTCCTCATCAATGAACGAACACCTGAGTTTGACAAGAAAACAACATCAGTACCAATACTTTGAATCGTATCCCTTGCGATACACCCAATAGAGCCTATTGTGTCTGATAGAACAAGAGAGGCAGGGGTAGAAGCATTTGCATAGACAAGAATCTGTCGTTTACCAAAGATAAATAAGAAATCATTGTGCGCTGCCAAGCCCATGACTTCATCAGCACCATTAGGCCATACACGGGAGACATCCAATGATCCTGAAGTACCACCACCCCATACATGACCTGCAATCAGATCAGAGAAAGTAACAGTTACTTTATC